GTTCATGAATGCAAGAGTAAGCAAATACTTCTTTACCATTATAGTATAATCTACTCCTGTTATTAACCACTTGATGTTTAGTTAATCTTTTAAAAAACTTATCACAATTATAAGCGTCATAATGTACATCATTCATTTCAAATGTATGAACATAACCATTCATAAGTATAATAGTTAATATTAATTTCATTTAGCAATTAATGTTAGTAACAATGTCGCTATAACAATAATCAATAATAGTTTTGTAAACAAACTTCTAAACTCCTTATCTTCTTTTTCTTTTAGTTTACGCATTATAATATCATGACGAAACTGTTGTTTAATTTTGTCATGTTGTTTTTGATAATAATTTATATCCATATTTCTACACATTGTCCCAAAGACTAGCTGCTTTACGCACATACTCCTCTTGAATATCTTTCCACATAAAACCAGAAAAGTCTGGTGGTGCAATTAACTTAGCCATTTCAAAAGGGTTTCCCTTGCATAAGTACACCAAGTTCTGGCGAATTTTTGCTTTAATTAAATCCTGTTGAATTAAAAATTCCATGTACTCAGGAGTTAATAGATCACAAGTGTCAGGTGTAAATACATTGTAGCTGTCTTGATTAACATACAATAGATGAGGTATTTTTTTAGTAGCATACCAATAGAAAGCACATTGCTTAACATGGTTTACATCAGGTTGTTTAGGAAGATAACCTTTGATCCAACTGAAGCCAGCTTTCGTATCTGATTTTCTTTTTGATCTGTGTTTAGTTTTTAATTCAATAAATTTATTTTTAGAATCTTCGTAATCTATTCTACCTATCTTTGGTAAAACTAATTCTTTAAATTTATATGAGCAATATCTTTCGCTGGCAGACTCATTATCTAATCCAATATCTTGAACAGCTTTCACTGTTATTTTAATCATATCAACTAAATAATTTTTAGTATCTTCGTGTTGTATTTTATCTTCTTCGTTGTGTGCTTGGTATTTATCATACTCTTTTAATTCTTCTTCTATGATCTGATCCAAAGATATTTTTTCATTTAATATTTTTTTCTCAGCATCATACATATACTTAGAAACAAATCTTTGTGATGCTCTACCAATAGATACACCAGCAGTCATACGATAAGAGATGTTCATTAATCTTCTATCTTCTTGAGTGAAGTGGCAGTATCTAACTAACCAATCACTGTCAGACAAATTCTCTTGTGATGGAGAGCTGTGATCTAAGTTTAATTTTTTATAAAATTGTAATGCAATATCTTCATCAATATTTTTTAAAGATGGAATAGTATTAGTCTTTGTTAAATCAATAACCATTTTAAACCTTTCATTGTTGTAAATACTGTTTACCTTTATTGGTTATTATAGTCAATACATATTTTAAAATTATTTATTTGACATATAATCATTATGGTTATATAGGTATTTTTAACGAAAGGAATAATAATGAAACTTAAAAAACAACTAAAAAAACTACTTAAAAAGTATCACAAAACATTTGATTGTTTTGGCAACAGAAGGAAAACTAAATGACACTAAACGAGTACAAAGAAAAGCATAAACTTAGCAATAAAGATCTTGCAAAGTTAATAGGATTAACAGGTAAGAATCCTATCGTATCTGTGATTAGGTATTTAAAATCAGAGAGAATACCTCATCCTAGATTTATGAAAGTAATAACAGAAAAGACAGGTGTTCAACCTAATAGCTTTTACGAGGAGTGGTATGACAAGTATAAAATATGAAAAGGCAATTGTAATTTGGGAGGATATTAACAGTTGCGATAGTGCATGGAACAGTCAATCAGATTTAGAAAATCTTAAACCTGCTATGTGCAATACAATAGGTTATCTTTATGAAGACAATCCTAACTTTATTAAAATGTTCGCAACATACAGCATAGATCCAAACACTGATGAGCTAGACGTTGGAGATGCAATTGTTATTCCAAAAGGATGTGTTGTTTCAATTAAAAAATTGGAGAACTAAATGATTAATACCGAACTGCACGTAGAAGACGTGATTGATATGTACAATGAAAAAATTTTAATTCTTCAAAAAGAAATAGATAGATTAAACGAAGAGATACAAGTTCTTAATATTGAACTAATGAAAGAAAGATCTAAGAACTATGGCAAGAGAGATATACTTTAGTAAAGCTAGGGTTAATTGGTACAATGAATGGCATCGCCAGATACAGAACGATCATTGGCGTATGATTGATATAGATTCTTACGAGTATTGTAATGAATGTAGAAATGGCATAGCCATTATTGAAACTACCTATGATGTAGGTAAATATAATAAGGTTGCATATTTAACAGCAGATATTGGTACTAAACTAGGCATACCTGCTTATATAGTTTATTATAATATTGAGGGTGCTGACTATCCAACGTTTAAGATTGCAAAAATTAATGCCATTTTGGAGGAAATAGACCCCATTTCTGATGGGTCTTTGATTGAATTAAATGAGCAGGAATATATAGGTTATTTGAATTGGTTAAGGCAACAGCATAAATGCAGGTAAATCATGGGTAAATACGCAAGCCATATAAGAGTTCCTGTAAGTTTATTTAAGAACGATATATTCTTAGGCTTGGCAGGCAGGAATAAAGCCGATTGCCTAGCGATACTTGTTGTGCTTTTGCGGTACTCAAATCAGAAGACAGGAGAATGCTACCCACGTCTTGCTCATATGCACAGCCTACTTGGACTATCTAAGGCTACAATTTATAGACGTATTAAGTTAATGGTGTCTATTGGTTTGCTTAAAAAGAAGCGGCTTTCATCTACTAATTTATATAAACTTAACCCTATTTTAATGGTAGGGAGCAGTCAGGGTGACGTGAGTGATACGTCAGGGGGACTGATCAGTGCAGTCAGGCTGACTGGTATTAATAAAAATAGCTTTAGTATATATCTTAATAAAGATAATTCTAATAATAAAATGGATAATGATAATAGAATAGATGAGATTATAAATAGGTATAAGAATGATAAAGATGTATTGATTAGTACATTGTCTAAATTCTTACAGACTACCCCACCTGCCGAACATAACAAGCTATTAAATAACCCAACTTATAAATGGTATATGAGGTTGGTGTTGGAATATAGACAGCAAGAACTACGCCAAAAAAAATTATTGCCTGAAACTATTGCAAAGCAAAAGATAACAGAGGCTTTACAAGCCAATGGTAAGAAGCGAAGCGAGAGATATGTTGCTCGTGTAAAGTATAACAAGGCAAACGGAATTAAACCTTGGGAAAAAAAATAGTGTGGCTGGATATCTGGCAAACCTTGTCAAGCAAAAGGTTTTCCTACTAACAAGTTTAATAAGCAAGGTATTCAGATTTATAAATGTAGGTTTCATGGTGCACAGAATACAAACTTCTATGGCTTCAGAGATAGAGCAAATAGAGGTGGCTTTAATAAGCCAGGATATACAGATGAGAAGAAGATTAAATCACTTGCAAGTTTAAAACAATTTAGAGATAAGGATTTAGATTATGTCAGAAATTACTACGAAACCAAAGTCAAACCAAGAGTTGATAATCTTGGACGATACAGTTCTAAATACAATCTTAGAGCAGTTAAGCGAAGGCAAAACACTAGCAAGTATAAGGAAGGAAGGAACATTACCGATCAGCTTGATCAAGTTCTATCAGTTCTTGAAGCAAGAGGAAAACAAAGAGATCAAAACAAGGATTGAAGAAGCAAGAAGAATTGGTGTACAAAATATTGTAGATAAACTTCTTGATGTTTACCAAGCTGATATAAGTTCTGACACTTTAGATCCAAACTTAATTAGTTGGATAAGAGAGAAAACAAAATTCATTCAGTGGTTAGCAGGTAAAACTTCAGATCTTTATTCAGATAATAAACCACAGCAAAGTAATGTTAAGCAAACGATCACTGTATCGTGGCTGGATAGTCCAGAATTACAGAAGCAATACTTAGATCTAGAAGCTGAAGAGTTAAACGAAGTTAAGCCAAAAGAAATAAGCTAAGGGAAAATTAAAGATTGCTGGGTTTGTCATTACCCTCAAAGTTGTGTGGTATTTCCAATAGTTTATTGTCTTTAAAGATAGTTCTATTAACTTCTAAACTATCGTTAAACATTTCATCTATATTGTAGTTATTATCTTCAATATATTTACTGATGAGTTTATCTATTAGCTTGGTTATTGTTAAGCTCTCATAGTTGGAACAAGTAATTAACTTCTTCCATACTCCAAGTTTAACCGACAACATTTTTCTATTAGATACAACGTCAGCAACATTTAATATTATCTTTTTTTTATTGTGCGTATTCATACTCGTAGTTATCCTCCATTATTTTATGATCTAATAATCTTCT